CGCCGGGGATGTCGCCGGAGATGAGCGCGTAGTAGAACCGCGCGGTGCTGTCGAGCGAGAGGCTGATCAGTTCGGATTTTGCTGACGTGACCGGCGGGGCTTGCCCGTTGCCAAACTCGCCCAGATCAAGGTGCAGCAGGTAATCATGCAGCGCTGCGGCGCCACCGTTGGCGATCTCGTCGAGCACCGCGCGGTAGTACTCGTGCGAGAGTTTCTCGGGTGTCCAGATCACGACGTGCCGCCGGTCATCCTCTTCCAGCACCACGGGCATGGATTCGTTGGAGAGGAACACCATGTTGACGTGGTTGCGTTCGTCGTAGGCCGCCAGGTTCTTCGGGTTGATGCGTATCCATTCGCCGGTGATGAAAGCCTTGAGCTTGTTCTTGACGTGGTACAGGTCGCTGCGCGCGATCACTTCGTCGGCAATCAGAAACAGCTTGCGCGACGCCCAATCGTTGAAGCGGTCTTCGATGGCGTCTTGGCCGATGACGCGGCCGTAGGGGCCGTAGATCGACATGAGCGCTTCGAAGAACAGATTCTTGCCGGTACCCTGCGGGCCATGAATCACCAGCGTGGTCTTCATCTTTGCGCCCGGGTGCTGGATGGGGTACGCGATCCAGCGCAACACCCAGCGATAGAGCACCTCGGGGTGGGTATCGTTTGCGCACATGTAGCGCAAAAGATCGAGCAGTTTGTCGCACCCTCCGGCCGCCGGCGCGGTGGGCCAGCCGGCCCAGAGATTGCATTTAATTTCGGCGTCATCGCCACCAGGATCAAAGCCGACTTCACGCACGCGCACGATGTCGCGCTCAGGGTGTTCGCACCAGGCGCGGTGCAGCTCGCGCGTGAGGCAGGCATCGCGCATGTCAGACAACGCCAGCAGACAGTGTTCTTGCCGATCGAACACGGTCCCACCCTGCCCGTATACCAGCGCGTAACGCTCCAGCAACTCGCCAACTGAGCTGATCGGCGCCAGCCCCTCGCCCCTTGGTTTGATTGCAGGCGCTGCGCGGTGACTGATGTTCCACCCCAGCGCCGAGATGTGGCCCAGCACCTGCTCGCGCACGGCGACGCTGGTGCTCTCGGACGCGAAGTCATTGAAGTCGGTAAGTTTGATGTCGCGCTCGGCAAACTTCGCCCAGCGTGCTGCTGTATCCGGAAACTGCGGTGTGATCCACGCCCCGCCGACTTCCAACGCGGCGGTGCTGGCGGCCAACACACCGGCGTTGGATCGGTCATGGGGCTGCCCACATGACGGGCACATTGTGGGGTGCTCGGCGAGCGACAACTTGTGCTCGCACCGGCGGCATTTCGCCAGGCTGTCGTCATCGGCGCAGATCAACACCTTGATAATCTTGTGGCGCTTGCGCAGCGCCGCGCAAACCGGCGCGAGGTTACCCGCATCGAACGCCACGGCAACCGGTAGCCCGGTGGCCTGGTGCAGGGTCGCGGCGGTGGCGTAGCCCTCGGCGACCAGCAACACCTGGTCTGGCACACCGATCAGGTGGAAGTTTCCGCGCTTGGCCATTCCGGCAGGCCAGAACTCTTTGCGCGGGCGCTTGGCTGCGGCCGACTGCGCTGCGGTGCGGATGAATTGCAGGCCGTGCACAACACCCGCGACATCCGTCAGCGGGATAACCACCGCGCCAGCGCTGGTGAAGCGCACCCCGTGCGCGCCGACGCCCTTGCGTGCCAGGTACTCCGATTCGCCATCGAGGGCGTATCGCGACCATGCCGATTGTGCGGATCGAGCTGCGCGGTCGCTCTCGATGCGCCTGGCGACATCCGCGCGCTTGCGATCTTCAGCCAACCGCTTGCGAATCGACTCGCGCTGCTCTGCCGAGAACTCCGATTTGCGCAACTCGATTTTCTGCGCCCCATTGTCGCTGCCGTGCCAAATTCCGTAGCTGCCGACCAGCAGGGTCTCGCCTTTCTGCGATTGAATTTCGTGCGCGATGTACCATCCGCGACGCTCGCGATCACCCTCGACGCGGCATCGCCGCATCCGGCCCACCTCGATGCTGTCGACGATCAGACCGGCGCCAGTCAACTGTGCGAGCACATCACCATAGTTCGCCGCCACGGTCAGTTATCCCCGCCGCCACTGAGCACACCCTCAGTGCGGGCACCTGCCATTTCTCGTGTTAAGTTATTGATTTCTTTACTAACTACACAAGAAGCGCGGGTCCCATTACCCGCAAGTGGGGCATCCAGGGAGAACCTATCACCCGGCACCGCTTGTCCACGCCCTTGCTCGCAAAGCGTCGTCGAGCGGTCCAGGGGGGCGGGGCGAGTACCGCGTGACGTGGGCAGCGGCAGCGGCAACTGCGGCGCCGGCTGAAACCCGCGCTCGACATCGGCCAGCCAGCGCTCTACCTGCGCATCACGAGCAGGTCCATCGTTCGGCCCATAAAGCAAAGCCTGAGCCTCAGCCAATCGCGCCCCAAACATCCGCGACTGCGCCGGGCGCATCGCCTGAAACCTGCTGGCCGGACGCCTCATGTTCGCCGTCCCGTAGCGACCGCTTCAGCCCGCTCGACAGCCGCCTGGCAATCGATGCACCGAACCGCCCCGATCTGCTGACGCACCGGGTGAATCGGCTCGCCACATTCGCATTCGCTCGCGCCGACACCACGCACCACAGCGCGGGCGCGGTCAATGGCCTCGGCAGTGGCAGCGAGCACGCGCTCCTGCACCGCATCCATCTCATCAGGCATCGATACCCCTCCCCTGTTTATCGCCAGGCAGCAGCGCCTGCACCTGCCGACGCAGGCCAAGCACCGCCGCAATCACGTCATCGGATTCATCGAGAATTCGCCGCGCATGCGGCAGGTCCGCATCGGTCAAGCGGCCGTCTGCTAGTGCTGGCGCGAGCGCCGCGCACAGGTCGCCGACTTCGCTCATCAGCCGCCCAAGCGTCATCGTCTCTGCGGACTCGCTTGGCGGGCTCAAGCGCACCGGCAGATGACCGCGCCGACGCGCCAGCTCACGCTCGCACTCGGCACGGAATGGCTCGGGCAACGCGCAGACCCACGCATCTTCCAGATCGGCCGGCATCGCCTTCACAGTGCCGTCCATGTACCGGCTGATGATCTGCGCGTTGTGGCGCTCCGCCTTGCACAGATCATCGAGCGTTACCCCGGCCCGGAACGGCACCTGACGCAGATCAGGCGCCACACGCGCCGCGTATTCATCAGCCACGCGCGCAGCGAACTTACGCACGCACAACGCCGTGGCATCGAGCATTCGGCGCGTCGCGCCGAAAATCACCGCCGAGCGCGGCGGCAGGAAATGATGCTCAGGCTTCATGCGCGCGCATCCTCGCTCGGGCACGCTTGCGCCCCATGAACACCACGATCAACGAACAAACCCCGGGGGCCATCCATGGCCGCGCTGCTGTGTCGAGCAGCAACGCCCCGACCCGGAGAGGAGATTCGCGGCCCGCCGGCTGTCGCCAACCTGGGGAGGGGGCAGCCGGCGCGCATTCGCCGACGGGCCGCGAAAGGGGTGGCGCCCACCCTGCGGTAAGCTGCGGTTACCAGACCAACAGCCCGCAAGGAGGGCACCATGGAAAACGCCGCGCAGAAAGCGCTGACGAAGCTCGTGGAAGACACCGTTGCACTCAAGCTCGAAGCCATTCGCACGGCGCACGCAACCGTGAGTGTCGAAGTGCTCAATGCGCTGCGCCGGAAGGAATTACTTTCCAACATCGACATCGCTCGCCTCCTGGCCTTGCTCGACGCCTCCGCTGCTGCGCTCGCACGAACCAATCCCGACACAGCCCGAGAGGTAGCCGCGCTTGCGCTGGTACTTCGTCACAGCCTCGGCGATGGCAGCGACCAAGCTCGGCAGTGACGCCTCCAACAGCGCGCAATATGCAGCTACACGCTCGGCTTCGCGTTTGGCATCAAGCGCGACCAACTCGTCCATGGCTTGATCCACCCTGGCCCGCAACGCGGTTTCTCGCTCTGCGAAGAATGCCAACGCCCGGCTCACTGGTTCATCGGCCAGTTCGTCGCGTTGCAACTCGCTCACGGTGGCGATGCGCATGCTCACGCCACCACTTCATCAAGCGAGAGGTTGCACAACGCCAACGCACCGGGCGCCAACTCCGCGACACCATCCCACTCGTCTACGATGTGGGTGCAGCCGAAGCGCTGCATCAATGCCTCGGCGTGGCGGTTTTTTCCTGCGCCCTGTGGCGCAATGACAATCACGATAGGGAGCAGTTGCATGGGAGCATCCTCAGAAAAGTTCAGCCGCATTTACCTGCCCTACTGCATCGAGCAGGTGGAAGGGATTGGCCATGTGGTGTTGAATCGGCTCTACAAACCGCTGGGCATCCACACGCGCGAGCACATCGACTACGTGCCGTATGCGGTGACGCTGAAAGACCTCGGCCCAGCGCTGGCCGCGAAGCTGAGCTGGAACGGCTCGCCGGACCTCGGCCACATCTGGTTGTACAACGGCGGCTGCGTACCGACGGACAGCGCGACGCACTGGCACGCCTACCAGGCGCGACTGGCGCTGCTGGCCAAGCTGAAGGTCGGGTAAGCAGACCATGCCGCCTGATACCGCAGCGGCACGAAAAACACCGCAACAACCAAAGGATCGACGGACATGGCGCACTACCTGCGCAAGACGAAAGTAGGAACCTTCGGCATCCGCCTTCACGCGCCCGGCTGGATGCTGGAGTTGGACGGCAACGTACTCGACGGCCCGTACCGAACCCCGCAGCACGCGGTGGACGAAGTGGCCGCAGGTCATTGCAACTGGCCTTCATCCGGCGACACATCCGGGCTCGGCATTCCCGACGATTTGGACGATTGGATGAAAGCCGTATAGCGCTGCTGCGCTGCCGCCTCCAACAGCACCAGCGCGGTCCGCTCGGCCTCTTCCAGGCTCAAAAAAAACCGCGCAGCTGCCTCTGGCGAGCCATCGCCTACCGTCAGCGCAAGGCCGACATGGGTCAGCAGATCGGGTGGCCGGCCGACGCTGCGCAGGGAAGCTGGGATGTAGGCAGGGTTTGGCATTCAGGCGGCCTCGCGCTCGCTGTCGCACACAGGGAAACCGGCCGCAACGAGTGCGGCGGCAATGTCTTGCTGGGTGACCGCCATCGCCTGCAGCGTCTGCAAGCGCGCAGCCGGGATGCCGCCGCGCGTGCGCCATCCGATCACCGAGGGCGAGCGGATTTTGAAGCGGCGCGCGACGGCGGTGGGGCCACCGAGGGCGGTGATCAGAACGGCGGTTTTCGTGTCCATGGGCGACGCCACGCGCATCAGTCGGCCGTTGCGGACGCAGTAGTGAGGTTTCATGGCTCATGCCGCCTTCTCGGTGGGCGTGGGGTCTGCGCGGGTGTAGCCGGCGGCTTCTATCGCTGCAACGAGGTCGGGGCGCAGCTCGGCAATCGAGACCGCGCCGTCCGTGGCGGATTGAATGCGCTGCGCAAGTTGCGGGGACGCGCGCTTGTGCCCGAGCGCAATCATGTACAGCGTCCGGAAGCTGCATCCGGCGCGATCTGCCACGCGGGCGAGCACTGGGCAATTGATTTTGCCGGTTCCACCCTCGGCGCGCGTGTAGGCTGAGATATTCATGCCCAAGACATTACCGTATCGGTTACGCGGTTGCAATACCCTTTCGGTCATTTACCGCCGTGGTAACGCCATGCACTATGAGCACATGGATGCGAAGACTGCCAGGACCATGAACATCCGCGCCTTGGTAACCCGAGAGGGTGGGCCAACCAAGTTTGCAGAAAAGTCAGGGGACTGGTCCCAGGCGCAAGTCAGCCAATGGATTTCTGAGACGAACCCAAAGGGCATCGGGCATGCGCTAGCCCGCGCCATAGAGCGCACGTTCGGCCTGGCCCAAGGCTGGATGGATCAGCCGCACGGCACCGTCCATATCGGCGTCGCAACCACGGCCATCGAGACCGTGACGATCAGCCCGCTGTCGCACCGCCCCGACCCGGTGTTGCTGAGCCGGGCGGTCAGCGAGGCGATGGATGCCTTTCGGCGCAAACGCCTGCTGCCCACCGACGCGGCGCTAGCCAGGGCCATCGTGCTGGCCTATCAAAGCCTGGCGGCTGGCGTTGCGCTCGCTGCTAGCCGCCGCGCACTCGATGAGGCCCTGCAGAAAGTCCTTACCGAAGAACTGGCCGATCACCCCAAGCAGGAATAGCGCATGCGAGACGATGACATCAATGCCGCCGTTGTTGAGGCCCGCCGGCAACTAGACGAAGCCCTGGCGGCGGCCGTGCCGGCCGCAACACCGGCTGCGGGCAACGTGCATATCTGCGGCAGCACCGTAGTCAACGCCGGTATCGTGCATATCGGCTCGCAGACGATCCACCAAACGGCGCCGCCGACAAAGGCAAAGACACCGTGATGGCTGAGCGTGCCGGCAACATCGCGCAGCACCTGTACATACGCGACCAGACGATCCACATCGGCGGTGCGCCCGAGTGGATTCAAACCTTGCCGCTGGCCGATCTGCAAACTGCACGTGATCGCCTGCACAGCGCGGCGCGGCGCCACGAAGCGCTGGCGTTGACCGTGCTGCTGGTGCCATTTCTTGCCGCAGTGCTGGTAATCGGCGTGCTCAGCTTGAGCTTGCTTGGCGCCCCGGAAGCCGATCGCCATCAAGCAGGCCCGGCGCTGCTGTGGATGGGTGGGCTGATCGCGGTCGCTATATTGTTCGCGCTCTACGACGTGCGCCGCCGGCACCGTCGCGTAGTGGCCGCCGCCGAGCGCCGCTGGGCCGAGCTGGTGGTGGAGATCGCCGCGCGCGAAGACCCACCGAAGCGCGAAGCGCCGTTCAAGCGGTTGGCGCGATGGTGGCGTGCGCGCCGCAGCTCCCCCGTGGCTCACGGAGGCCGTGATGTCGCCTGAGCCGCAGCCGCCAACAGCGGCAGAAGGATTTCTGATCATCGCCAGCCTGATCTTGTTCGCGGCGGTATGGGCGGTGATCGCGCAACGCGGTCGAATGGCCGGCCGGCATGCCGTATTGCGCCATCTCGCCGGACTGTTCGGCGGCAGCGCCGTGTGGTTTCTGGCGATGCTGCTTGGCATCGGCGTGCGCCTCCCAGGCACGGTTGCAAGCGTTTCGATGATCGCCGCGCTGCTGATGCTGCCGAAGCTGACAGCGATCAGCGCACAGGTTGGCAATATCCGTGCGGAGTGGCTGCGATTCAAGGCAGAAACAAAAGACGCATGGCGCCAGGCCGACGCTCAAACCGCGCAAGAGGCGCGTGCTCGGCGCGAAGCGGAGGAAAGCCGCCTGCGCGAGGAGCGCGAAGAGCGCGAAAGGCAACGACTCATCGCGCTCGAAACCTTACCCGAGCGCCTGCGTCTCCAGCGAGAACGGGCCGCAGCGTCTGTGCGCGAACTCTGCGCAAGGCGGGATCTGGAAAAATCCGCGCGCCTCGAAACACCCAATCATGACGACGGTATCCGCTTGCTGCGCTCTCCCATGCACGATGTGTCGCATCGCGGAGATGGCGGTTGGGATGGTTCAACTGCTGCAGTAGGACCTGAGCGCGTGACATTTACCTACGAAGACGCTTTCGGCAACGTGACCGACCGAGAAGTAGTAGTGCATCGCGCGGACAGGCAATGCTTTGCTGGATACTGCATGGAGCGCCAAGCCGAGCGCACATTCCGCTACGACCGCATCGTCGGCGAAGTCGTGCGTACCGACACCGGCGAGGCGCTGAGCGCCAAGGCGTGGATGCGCGAATTGACCCGCTGAGAATGCAGCGAACATCACGCCGCCGCCATTCCAGCCACACCCGGTAACCCAACGCCTGCGCCACGCGGGGTGTAGCCGATCACCGCGCCGCCTGCCCAAGAGTGTCGGCCGCCCACTGATTGAGGCTTTTGCCGGCGAGCTCGGCGGCGCGGATCGCGACGGCGTGCAAATCCGGCGACACCCTCAGCAGTATCTTGCCGCTCGCCGGCCGCTCTGGGCGCTGCCCCAGCTTGCTGCATGCCTCGGTGTAATCGTCCACCGCAGCATGGAACGCCTGCTCCAGTTCGTCCACCGTGGACCCGTGGAATCCCACAACATCGCGGATGCCGGCAACGTGGCCGACGAAGATGCGATCTTCCGGATCGTACTCGATGCGGGCCGCGTAGCGCTTGTAGATCATGGTGTTCATGGCGTTACTCCAATGCATTGCAAGAACGAGCGCGCATCCTTGACGCGGTAACGCAGCGCTTCCTTACGCGGGTGCGGGCGATGGAAAAACACCTTCTCCCCATCCTTCTCGAACGTGACCGACGACCCGCTGCCATCAACTCGCCGGCAGCCGATGGCCAGCAGCAGCGCCTCGATTCTGGACCACTCCAATGCCCCGTTCACCGGTTCGGCAAAGATGGCGGCCAACGTCTTGCGGTGCGCGCTGTTCATGCGGCACATGATATCACATTGTGCTATCAATGCAACACGCCCCGAATCCATCCCACCGGCCAGCGCCGGAGCCGCACTGCGCTGAGCATGCCCGCTATCGCAACAACCGGCACCTGCATCATGCAAAACGTCATTACCATAACGGTATTGACATGGCATAACCATTGCGGTAATGTCTCCCCACACCGCCACCCAGCGGCCCACAGGGAGACCCACATGACCACCGCCGCAGCGCCAGCCACCAGCACGCCCACCGCCGTCTACGCCACCACCCCCGCCAGCGGCAATCTCCCCGCGCTCGAATGGAGCGCCACGCTGTGCGACGGCCGCAACGTTGATCACGCAATGGCCGAGGCGTCGTGCGCCGCACTCGGCGACGGCTGGCGCTTGCCGACGGCCGAAGAGCTGCTTTCGCTGGTCGATCGTTCGCGCCACTCCCCTGCGATCGACACCACCGCTTTCCCCGACACCAAGAACGATTGGTACTGGACCAGCACGATCACGGCGTGGTCGCCCGGCTCCGCCTGGATCGTCGATTTCAGCGACGGCCTCGCCTACGACTGCCGCCGCGACTGCAACGGCGCCTGCGTGCGTGCGGTGCGGTCCGTGGCGTCCGGTCAGTAACTCTGCCTTTTTGCCAAGGATCGTCCATGAGCAGTGCAACCACTGAGCCATCCGTAGACCAACCCAGCTATGAGCTGCGCATCTACCGCGCACCGAGCAACCAATGGTCGTGGGAAGTACGTAACGAGCACGGGCCCGAGTGCGGTGGCGCCGGCTACCCCGATGCATTCGAAGCCGCGAATGCTGGCGTGGCGGAGTTGTGGCAGCACATCCCAGACCCCGCCGTGCCCACCGACCCACAGCCCTACGAACGCGGCGAGCGCGCCTACGTCACCCACGTAGCCGAGTCCACCGGCCACGCCATCGGCGCTGCGGAGTGCGCGCCATGAGCACCATCACCACGCCGCGCGAATTCCTCGCCCGCCGCCTCGCGCACGAACGCCTGATCCGCACCGGCAAGCGCGCCCAGGCCTGCTCCGCCGCGCGCCTTGCCGCACGCCTGTATGCAGCAGGCGCATCAGTGGACGCCGCAGCCCGGCGCGCCGCGCAACAGATCGGCGGAGACGCTACCCTCGATCCGTTTGGAGGCACGGCGTGATCACGCGCTCGATCATCCCGCCCAGCCCTGCCGAGCGCCTGATCGCCTACTACACCGCCAGGGCGCGCGTTGGCGGATTCCATCCAGCCGACATCGCAGCACGCGCCTCGCGAGGCCTCGCGATCCTGCGCCGCATCGCCTGGCTCGAACAACACAAGCGCAATCGCGACCGGGCTATACCGGCCCACCGCCACCAGGCCGGCGGCCTGCATCTCATCACCTCGCGCGCAGCGGTGCCGTGGCACTGCGCATCCACACTCACTAAGGAGCAAAAATGAACGCCAACAACGTCACCCACTTCGCCGAGTTGATCGGCGACCTCAATGCCGGCGTGTTCGCCCAGCAGATCGAGCGCGCACTGTCCGATACCGCCCTGGGCGTGGTCACTCACGGCCGCAAGGGCAAGGTCGTCATCACCCTCGACCTCAAGCGCATCGGCGAAAGCAATCAGGTCGCTGTCACCCACAAGCTCAATTACGTCAAACCCACCGCGCGCGGCCGAGCGACCGAGGAATACGCCACCGAGACACCCATGCACGTCGGCCCACGCGGCGCGCTGTCGCTGTTCCCACATGAGCAAGCCAGCCTGTTCGGCGGCAGCGATGCTTCGAAGGAGCGCGCATAATGGATGCCAACGCGATCAACACCATCGCCGATCTCGCCGTTGCCGCCAACAATGGCGCGCACCTTGGCACGCCCACGCCGGCCCTGTTCCACGCCGGCAAGCTCACCAGCATCGAGCACCTGCAGGCTGGCCGAGCGCGCTTTCGCGGGCGCATGACGACCTCATCGCTCGCCGACTTCGCGGGATACATCGCTGCCCGCGCAGCGGCCGCGCTGAAACCTGCGTGTTTCATCGACGCAAACGCCACGTCCGCGAAGTGCTATTTCAACCTTGGCACCGACGAGCTGCCCGGCCACGCCGATGACATCGCCGAACTCACGCTCACCCCTACCGCAGCCTTCGCAGCCATTTGCGCCTTGGATGGCCACCGGCTTGCACAACGTGCGCTGGCCGAGTTCGTCGAAGAATGGTCGCAACACATTTCGGCCACCACGTCCGACGGTGAGGCACTCCCGCTCAGCGCCGCTGTCGTCGCGATCCGCAACATCCAGATCAAGCAACGCTCGGAATCCACGTCGACGGTGGGGAACTTCAACACCAGCCGCTCGGCACTTGATGAGATCGAGGCAAGAGCCAACGGCACCATCGAACTGCCCGGCGCACTCTACTTCCGCGTGACGCCATACGCCGGACTCACTGAGCAGATTGCCGAACTGCGCCTGTCGATCATCACCAGCGAGGAAAAGCCCGTTTTTGCCGTGCGTTGGAACCGCCGCGAGCAGATGCGCGAAGACATCGCGCAGGATTTCAAACGCGTGGTCACGTCCGCCATCGGCGGCACTGCCAGCGTGATCGTCGGCACTTTCACCCCGTAACCGGCACGCCCGCCGCCGGGCGATCCGGCGGCGGGCAGGAGACCACATGCGCATCTACCTCAGCGGCCCCATGAGCGGCCTTCCAGACCTCAACTTCCCCGCGTTCAATGCCGCCGCTGCCAAACTGCGCAGCCTGGGCTACACCGTGGTCAACCCCGCCGAACTCAACCCGGACAACACCACAGCCTGGGATGCGTGCATGCGCGCCGACATCAAAGCCCTGTGCGATTGCACCACACTGGCGCTGCTGCCGGGCTGGGAACGCAGCCAGGGCGCGCACCTGGAAATGCACATCGCACATCGTATCGGAATCGAGGTGTTGCAGATCGATGCGCTGGTGTGCCGTGGCGTTCCTCAAACCGCATGAGTGTTCCGCGCCACATCTGGACCGAAGCCGAAGTAGCCATGCTGCGCGCACGCTACCCGCACCAGCGCACCGCCGATATCGCGGCTGCCCTTGGCGTATCCAAAGCCAAGGTCTACTACAAAGCCGACGCGCTCGGCCTGCGCAAGAGCACCGCGTTCCTGGCCAGCCAGATGTCCGGGCGAACCGACGGAACGCGCGGCGAGAAAACACGATTCGCTTCAGGGAAACGCCCGTGGAACGCCGGCAAGAAAATCGGTACCCACGGCCGCAGCGCCGAAACGCAATTCAAGCCTGGGCAACTGACCGGCAAAGCCCGCATGTTGCTCAAGCAGATCGGTTCAGAGCGCATATCGAAGGATGGTTACCTCGAACGCAAGATCAATGATGACCAGCCGATCTACAAGCGCTGGCGCGCCGTACACCGCATCGTCTGGGAGCGCGCCAACGGACCAATCCCGCGTGGCCACGCCATCGTGTTCCGGCCCGGCTGCCGCAGCATCAATGCCGCCGCCATCACCGTCGACAAACTCGAACTGGTCACCCGGCGCGAACTGATGCGCCGCAACAGCATCCACAACTACCCCGAACCCATCGTCCAGGTAATGCAAGCGCGTGGCGCGCTGGTCAGGGCCATCAACCGCAGGAGCAAGGCCGCATGAGCGACATCAACACCCTTCGCAGCGCGCTGTTCGAGACCCTCGCCGCGCTCAAGGACAAAGACAAGCCGATGGACCTGGATCGCGCCCGCGCGATCTGCGACGTATCGCAGACCATCATCAACTCGGCAAAGGTGGAGGTCGATTTTGTCAAGGCCACCGGTTGCAACGTCGATAGCGGTTTCATCAATGCGCTGCCGCGCAAGCAAAAGCCGGGCTACAACCTGGTCGAGCCTGCTCAATCGCAGCCGAGCAACGGCCAAAAGGCACTGCCCGGCAAGCCGTTGACCGGAGTGATCTGACCGCCATGACGAACCAGACAGATGCCGCCGAGAACCGCGCCTGGCGCATCGCCGATCAGGCGGCGCTTGATTTTATCGCTTGCAACGGCACAAAGGGCGCGGGCGTCGATGAGTACCTGCTTGGCTATTGCGACATTGCCGCTGACGACTATCTGAATGACTGCATCGAGCACCTGCTGCGGCAAGCGCTCGCCACGCGCCACGAGGTGGACGAGGATACGGTAAGCGTGCAGTTGTACAAGGACATTTGAATGTGCTGGTTTGTTCGTCTTATGGGAGAGATTACGAAGTGAACAAGCGCGTGCTAGACCCATGCTGTGGGAGCCGCATAAGGCCGGCACGCATTGGCTTGTGTTCATGAAGCGTTCGGCCGGCAGTGTCTGATCACACCATGACAGACACTTGGCTTATCCCCGCCGAAGTCGAAGAGCTCACCGCCAGACAGCGGTGGTCCGCGCAATGCCGGGCGCTGGCAGCAATGGGTATTCCGTTTCGGCCCAACGCCGTCGGCCGCCCGCTGGTTGAGCGTGCAGTGATACTCTCGCAGGCTGGCAAGCCAAAGCCAAAGCGCGAACCGAACTGGGGGGCCATCAAGCATGGGCCGGCCAAGACTGCATGACAAGCACCTGCCGCGCGGTATGTTGCACCGGCACGGCGCCTACTACTTCGTCGCTGCCGGCAAATGGCACCGGCTCGCCAGTGAGTACGGCCCGGCGCTAATCCGCTACGCCGAGCTTGTGGGCAACACGCCAACCGTGACCACGGTCGCCGATGCGGTATCACATTACCTTGAATCGAGCGCGGCACGACTACGGCCCGCCACCCTCGAAGGCTACCGCAACGGCGCCCGTAGGCTGGCCGCAGTGTTCGGCCGCATGGCTCTCAGCGACCTCACCGCCGCGCACGTCTACCGCTACCTGGTCGAGCACGGCACCGTGCAGGCGAACCGCGATCGCGCGTTGCTGAGCGCTGCGTACAGCCACGCACGCCGCATCGGCGCGTTCAGCGGCGACGACCCCACCAAGCGCCTGCAATTCCGCAACCCGGAAGTCCCGCGCCAACGCTACGTCACCGATGCCGAGTTCGCAGCACTGATCGCCGCCGCACCGCCGCGCCTCGCCGTCATCCTACGCTTCGTGTACACCACCGGCATGCGCATTGGCGACGCGCTCGCGATGCCGATGGATGCGATCACCGACGACGGCATCGCCTACCAACAACGCAAGACCGGCGCGCGCCTGCTGATCGAGATAACGCCAGACCTGCGCGCCCTACTCGATGAAATCGCCCGCACATTTCGCCGCTTCGGCCGCCGCTATTTGTTCGAATCGCGCCCAACCCGCGCCGGGCCGGCCGGGCCGTACACCGTCAGCGGACTGCGCAGCAACTTTCGGCGGGCGCTGGCCAAGGCTGGGCTTGCGCACATGACCTTGCATGACCTGCGGCGCAAGGCCGGCAGCGACATCGAGGGCGAGCACGCAACACGGTTGCTCGGCCACCGCGACGCCAAGGTCACGCAACGCCATTATCGCGCCAAGCCAGAGCGCGTAAAACCGGTCCTGTAGCTGTCCAAAACTAGCCGAAACCTCACGCAGGAATGCGGCTTCCAGCGGGTCGAAAACTCAGTGTTTTGGACACGCAAGAATGCGCAAAATAGCGCGGCATGGCCGTTTAAGGCCGATCAGAGCACGGCACTGTTAATCAGGGGGTCGTTGGTTCGAGTCCAACTTCGGGCGCCACTCAAAGCTAAGCGCAGCAAGGCTCGCAGAGATGCGGGCCTATTTTTTTCGCGCTGGGTGCTGTCCATTTGCGGATGCTTTGTCCAAAACCCAGACACGCTGGAAGTATTGGATGCGATAATGGACGCCTCAACCAGGAGGCGGACATGGGCAGGCCACGGAAGCACGATACGGATCTACCACAGCGTCTTTTTCAACGTCGCGGCAAGTTCTACTACGTCAACGGCGATGGGCAATGGGTGCCGCTCGGCGGCGATCGCGAAGAAGCGATCACTGCCGCGGAGCGGATGAACGCCTTGTCCGCCGAAGCGCGCCTCGCCGCAGCCGCGATGGTCCGGGATGTGGGTGCGGAGTTGCGTCGAATCGTGTTCGGCCGGGACGGGCACAAGTGCGTTTACTGCGGGGCAACCGACCTGCTCGAAATAGACCACGTCGTGCCTGCGGCGAACGGCGGCGCATCGACCGTGCGCAACCTAGTCGTCGCTTGCTCGCGTTGCAACATGATGAAGTCCGACGGCGACTTGGCCGCGTTCTTCATGAAGCTGCACCGCGTGGTAGAGCGGTGTCTGGACGCGGCCGCCGCGAAGTGACCCGACGCAAGCGCGATCACTTTGAGTTCGGCGCCGGCACCTGCCCCTCGATCTTGCCGATTTCAGCCAACCGCCCATTCGCGACATCCAGCGACGCCGCGCGCGCCTTCGCGGCCTCGATCCAGTCACCGACGGTCACCAACCGCCGGCCGCTCATCGGGTCCGGGATCAGCTCAACGAGGTCTGACCGAATAGGAACATAGCGGCGTTCGGCCGGCAGGCTGGCATCGACCGGCCGGGAAATCACTACCGGCGGCGGTGTGCGCATCGCGGCGCAGCCGCTTGCCAGGATTGCCAGTAGCACGGGAATCGCAGGACGCTTCAACTTCATGGCACGTCTTCTTGCAGCGCCGGGCAGACTGGCGTAGCCAGCAACGAAGCGCAGCCCGGATCTGCTGTGGCGGATCGATAGCGATCGCGCCACGCGGCCATGCTGGCTGCGGCTGCAGCGGCGCGTTTCGCAGCCGCAGCCAGCGCATTGCCATTCGATTCCCCGATCCGGTCAAGATCAGCGTGACACTGCTCGACCCGGGCTACTGCAGCACCGTGCAATCTCTCCCAATCCGCATTCGCTGCAGCAGCACCGCGCAGCGATTCGGCAAGCGAGGTGACTTGCTCGGTCAGCGTGCGCACGTCGTCGCGAGCTGCGTCCAGGCGCACGCCGCGCAGCCACAGCCACGTGCCGAGGATCAGGATGACCCCGATCAGCGCGCCGGCCAACGCCAGCACGACTTTGCCTGTCGCGACGCGGGCGGCCGTTTTTGTGGCTCTACCGGCCAACGCCGATACGACACTCATGCGATCAGCACCCCGTACCAACGCCGAATTCGTTGAACGTAGGCGATCGTTTCGTCAGCGTGTTTGCCAGTGATCTGCGGCAGGCAAGCGCTGATGTCTGACCATGCCCGGGCGCCGCCGCATGCGCGCTGGGCGCTCAGGATATTCCCCGCTCCGGCGTTGTAGCTCGCCTGCGCCAGTGCGCGCCGATCCGACTCCGGCCGCTCAGCGCTCCATGTGCGCCGCATGCGCTGCATGTAGCGACCGCTAGCGAGAATGGCCGGACCCACCGCGTGCGGACTCACTCCACCGAAGCCAAGGCCAGGCGCAACCTCCGCCCACGTCGCCGGCATGAACTGCGCGATCCCGCGCGCACCGGCAGGGCTCACCGCACCCGGATCGAGCCTTGACTCTTGGTAGAGCTGGGCTTTGAGCCAGCGCCAATCCCAGCCGGGTAGATACAGGCGCGAGGCATCGCGGATCGCGCCATCGTACCGATCCGTTCCCAGAACGCCGGCGCGCGCCGGTGGCGGCACGATCGACAGCAGCAGGGCGACCAGCAGTACACAACGCATCACGAATACACCTGACCCAGCAAAATGCACAGGCCGATCACGCATCCGGCCAGCAGGGTGGCACACGCCTGCGGGTTGGCCAGCACGCCATCGACAGCACGCCGCAGCTCTTGACGGCTCACGCCCCAACGCGACAGTCCGAACGAAACAGTCCACGCCAGGCTCGCAACTGCGAGCGGGACGACGACAGCGGTTGCGGCAATGGAAATGCCGACGGTTTGCAGTAGTTCGTTCACTGTGATTTTCTCCTGCGTCGCACGTCGGGATGCACCGGATCGGCGTGAGCGAGCAGGCGCTCCAGCCCGGCGTTGATTGGATCGATTCGGTCGGACAGCATCTGCCGCAGTTCGTCTTTTGTTGGGTACTCGCGAAAGGCCTTCGTGAACTCGATCCGCACCTCGGAAACGTGTTCCCGCGCCATCCGCGCCTCGGCCTTGGCATGCTCGATGTCGCTCGCAACCACCCGCGCGTGCGCGGCAATCGCACGGCTGCGCGCGTCGCGTTCCCCAGCGATAGCCGTGGCGAGTGCTATGTCATGTCGCGATAACTGCCGGCTCAGCCACCAACCAAGCGCGGCGGTTTGCATCAGCAGTGCTGCGGCAGCAGCGAGCAGTGCGATCCAGTTCTGCGCGAGCTGGCTGTCCATCACCCAGCCTTCGCGGACCGCGCCACACGGATGCGCCATGCCGCGCGCCCGGCCAGGCCTACAGCAGCGGCGACGCTGACCCACCAGGGAAACAGCAGCACCAGCACGATAATGGCGGCGGCAAGCAGCTGCTCGATGGGCGAAAAGTTGGCGGCTTTGATGGCGTCGAACATGGTCAATCTCCGTAGTGAACCGGATCGCTGTCGCCTTGCGGCTTGCGCCGAAAGAACCAGCGCAGGAATGCAGCGGCAAGCACTACCCCGATCGGTATCGAAACCCACCGCGGCAATAGCGACAGAATCATGGCGATGGCGGCGAGCGAGTCCATTACTGCGGCACGCCGAACTGCTCGTTGTAGAGGATGTCGAACGCCGCCTTCAGGATCACCATGACGCCCGCCGACGACACCGCCGACAGATCGGCGCCGGTGACCGGGTCGAGTGCGCCTGCCGGCGCGAACTGGCGCGTCAGAATCTGCTCGAATGCGGTGCTGAAACTTCCTGCGCCCTCGAATGATCTGCCGGGCAGCATCACGACGCCTGCCGCGTCGCTGAGGTAGCGCCGGGTGTCGAACGTGATGCTGCCCGTGTCGGTTTCCGGATCCCAGTGGATGCTGGTCAACGGGGCGAGCACGACGGCCGACATGTCGGCGGGGAGTTGTTGGATGCGGGCGTTCATGCGGTGGCCTCGTTATGCGATGACTACGATGTTGGATTCTGCGGAGCCCACGCTCTCGCAAGTGGCGTTGCTGGCGAAGACCATCGCGCCGTAGCTCCACCCGGTGCGAACCGAATTAGCATCGCTATTTAGCGTTGCAGGCGAGCCGGCGACGAACACTACGCCGCCGGTGAACTGCGCGGTTTCGTCGAGGAACTCCACGCGATAACCCGTGATTGCGCTGCCGCCGTTGTCTGCGGGCGGCGTAAACGTCACGCTCAGCGCGTGTGGGCCTACCTGCGTGAGCGCGCCGATGGTCGGAGCGCCTGGGGCGTCGATCGCGGTGATCGAGTTCGATGGGCTAGATATGGGTCCAGCGCCGACCGCATTGATTGCGAAGACGGTGAACGTGTACGCCACGCCGCGCGTGAGTCCGGACACGACGATGGGCGATGACGTCCCGATGTTGAACAGTCCGCCAGGCGACGATGTGACGCGATAACCAGTGATCGGGCTACCGCCGTTGTCTGCGGGCGGCGTAAACGTCACGCTCGCGGACTTGGTGCAAACCGCGGTGGCGACAATGCCGGTCGGCACTTCCGGTACGGTGGCGACAATGCCGGTCGGCACTTCCGGTACGGTAGCGCCCTTGCCAGACATCAAAAGCGTAGCGGCACCGGACATCAGGTAACCCCCGGTCCAGAAACCAGCCAGACGTTGGCGGCGACCTGAAATGCGGTGGCATAGCCCCACGGCGCGACGGTGCGGCTGCCGGTGGTGGACGTGCCGGCGAGACGCAAGGTGACGCCGGCCGCGCCCGCCAACGTGAAATTACCGCTGCTGGCATCGTTTGCGAGGGTCAGGATGGTGCCAACGGGATACGTCACCGTCGCGTTGGCCGGGATCGTTACCGTGATCGCCGACGTGACGGTTTTGCAGACGCCACGCCCGGAGTCGTCGAGCACGTAGGTGTAGGCCGCCGCGATGTTCGAGAGCGGCACGCCGCGGAATCCTGCCAGCTCGCCGGCCAGCGTGATCTGGTCGGACGTGAACGCGGCGCCATCGAGGCGCGCGTAGTCAGCGAGCGATAGCGCGAGTGCCGCGTCCTGCGCGCCGTCCTGCGCATCGACGTAGGCGCGGGTTGCGAGCACCACGCTTGGATCGATCTGCAGGGTGACCGCGCTGGCGTTGGCGACTTCGAATTGGATGCTGATCGCCAACTCTTTGCCACTTCCCTCGGGGAGTGTCGGCTTGTAGCTCTCAGCGAAGTTGCCGTATGCGATCAGATCTCCGGCAGCGTCAAACAGTCCGATCTCACGCACAACCCAGCCGCCAACTTCCGGTGGCACGATGCGCTCGGCAACCAGCCAATTCGCGTTTATCGGATCGACCGTGAGCGTATTGATCGGTCCGCGATTTACCTCGTTGACAAGCGCGGCGCGGTTTTCGACGGGCACCACGGCCGCGCCGCCGCCATCGCCAAGCGCCATCTCGGTAATCGACAGCGGGACACCGCCAGCGAGCGCGGCGGCGACTTTGGCTTTTCCGGTGGTGGTGAGCAGAGTTCCGAACGTCTGAGGCATCAGTTCACCATGGGTGTTAGTTTTACGGTTTCGCGTGACCAGCTCGCGGCGCCGATAGTAGCCACGCCGACGCTTCCGATCTCCGTCACTGAGTAGGGCTGGACCGTGATCGTCTCGCGCACGATCATTGCGCCAGCCAGCACTGTCGGGCTTGGCGATTTATGCACAATGCGGATGCTGGTCAGGTGCGACCTGGCGTTTTTTGCAGCCAGCGCCGTGCGCTCGACATCGCCCCAGGTGCCGTCGATGATGCCGCGCGCGTCGAGGGCGACCTCGATGCGGAACGTATACGGCGCAGCCGGCGGCACGGATTGCCACCACTCGACCAGCTTGGCGTTGTAGTCCAATGCCGACAACGCGGTGAGCATGGCGCCCACGGTGCCTTTGTGCTGGTGCACGTCGATGGAGGCCGCCACCGAGGCACGCTTGCGCGCCTCGGTCCATGTGGGATCCCAGTTGTCGACGGACAGGCCCCACGCGAGCCACGGCAGCAGCGCCGCAGGAACGGTGTCGGGATTCCACAGTGCGCGCAGTGGCACAGGGATCGCATCGATGCGCAGCGTGGCCGCTTCGAGCGCGAGCTCCAGCAGTGTTGCGTTCGGTGGCAGCAGGCTGTCAGACATCGACGCCCCCGCTGGTGATCGTCACCGCCGTGGCATTGCCGGCCTGACTTGACGTGATCACGATGTCGGCGACGGGCGCGGTCAGATCGACGCGCTGTACGCCATCCACATGCAGTGCGGCGATGAGCGCCGAGCGCGCGATGTCGCGGCCGAGGCGCCGCGTGGATTCGACCAGCGCCTGCACGCGCGCCTGCGCCGTCGCCAGTACCACGGCGGCATCCGGGCCGGGCAACGTCCACAGCGTGGCGGTGATTGTGTAGGGCACGATCTGCGCTGATTGCACGGTCACCATGTCGGTGAGCGGGCGCACTGCGATGCTGGTGAGCGTCGCGGCCACTGCGAGCACCAGCTCAGCGCTGGCGGTGCCGTCGCCGGTGCGCGAGAGCACCGACACCACGACTTCACCCGGCGCCGGGCTGGTGACACTGGCGTCGAGAACATCGGCGACGCTGAGCGCGTGGAAGATGTACGCACCCTCGGGGCCAGCGACGCTGAATCCCTCCGGCGCGAGCTGCGTGCGCCGGCGCAGGTCGGCGTCGGTTTCCAGCGTCGGTGCAACCGGCGGGGTTGCGGCCTGGTCGCCGGGATCGAGCACCAGACGCGATACGCCGAACAGCGCGGCCAGTTGTTCCAGATCGCTGCCGGTGGCGCTGGCCAGCATAACGCTTCGGGCGGCATCGTTGACTCGCGCGCGCAGCAGCAGCTCGCGGTAGGCGAACACTTGCAACAGCTTGGTCACCGGCTCGGATTCCAGCGCCAGCACGTCGGCGAGCTCGGGGAATACGGCGAGCGCATCCGACTTCGCCGCGGCGAGCACTGTCTCGAAGTCGAGCGGTTCGATAACCGTAGGCGGCGGCAGCAGCGACAGATCAACGCTCATGCCGACACCTCGATAGGCAGATTGATACGGGTGCGTTGGGCCCCGTCGCGGAAGTCGGCGGAGAGCGCCAGTTCCAAGCGCCCTGCGGCGGCCTGCAACACGCGCACCTGGCGAACGGCAAGGCGCGGCTCCCAACGCCGCAGCGCGTCCACGGTGGCGGCGTAGATGTCGCCCAGGGTGCGCGCGTTGATCGGCGCGTCCACCATCTCGAACAGGCGCGAGCCGTAGTCGCGACGCATCACCCGCGAGCCAATGGGCGTCGTCAGGATGTCGGCGACCGACTGGCGCAGGTGCGTCAGGTCATCGAGCGAGCGGCCAGTTTGGCGGGACATTCCGGGCATGGCTGCAATGATCCACATCCGGGTGCGCTCAGTCTCGGGGAACGGGACGCACTGCTACTCGCTCACCGCGTCGGGGCGTTGTGCCTCGATGCTGGTGGTGTAGCCGCTGCTGTCGAGGCGATGCTCGGCGCTCTTGATGATCCAGTCGCCGTCCACGCCGTCGCGAAACCCGGACAGGGTAATCGGGCGCTCGGCAACCAGTTCGGGGTCGCCGGGCAGGCTCAGGCTCAGCGCAGTGCGCCCGCGCGACATCTTGCGCAAGCGCGCTTGCGCGGCGCGCTTGGCCTCGGCTTCGGTGCGGAACGCATTGCGCAACGTGATCGATGGGTCGCCGGCGCCTACCGCCAGCGTCACCGATGAGTGCCGTCGAGCCGGCTTCCAACGCGCTTCCACCCGCGAATAGAACTGCCGCTCTTGCTCGGACGCTCGCCAGCTCGTTACCTGATTGCGGACGATCGCAACCGCCGGCATGGCGGCGCCGCTCGCGTCCAGACCCTTCCCGACCTCGACGAACAACAGGCGCCCGGCTGCGGGCTTGGCGATGGCGCCGAACTGCTCGGCCAGCCGTGTGAGCAGGTGCAGGTCGCTTTCGTCGGTCTGGTCCAGGTGTTCCACCGGCTGCGCTTCCAAGGCCGCGGCAATCTGCGGGGTGAGCCGGTGGCGGGCAGCAATGGTGCGCACGATTTCGCCCAGCGTCTTGCCGTCATAGTCAGCGCGGCGCTGGCTCTTGAGGCTGGCCAGCATGTCGGCAGCGGCGCCGCGCAGGTTCAGCACGGCCGGCGGCCCGGACGACTCCACTTCGTCAACCGTGTAGCGCCCCATCGTCCGTGCGCCGCCAGTCTCGCGGTAGCCGAGCGCAATCTCCAGCTCGACGCCAGCACCGGGCCATCCCAAGGCGTGGTCGCGGTCATCGAGCGACAGTTCGAATCGATCGGACGAAATACCCGCCTCATCGCTGATGCTGAGCGAAATCAGGCGATCAGCGATATTGCCAGTGATGTCGGTTCCGTTCAGCGTGATGGCGAACGCCGGCTTCACGCCGCGCCCCACAGCCGCACGGTGGCCACTCTCGGCGCCGTGGGGACCACTGGTAGTTGCAGCACCACGCCAGCCGGCAATACCGGTGCGTCAAGCGCCCGCGGGTTTGCTTCGGCTAACGCTACGACGGCGCCGTGCCGGCCGTACACGCGCCAGGCGATGGCGTCGAGGGTGTCGCCGTCGCGGGTGCGATACTCGCGCATCACGCATCCTCGCCGTAGGCCGCCAGCGACAGGCGAAACTCCAGCATCAGCGGCCGGCCGCTGGCATCCAGCTCGCTGCCGGTGGTCTCGACCCGGGTGAGCACGTACAGGCCGAGCACCGTGCCGGACGAATCGACCAGTGCCTGCGGCTCGCCCTGGTCGGCGAGCGCGCGCAGACGGGTGATCGTTTCGGTGCCGCCGGTGTAATGGGTCAGGGTGTAGCCGGACAGCTCAATGGTTTCCTCGCCGCGGCCAAGAAACTGATGTGCCGGTGCGCGGCCCAGGCGCTCCTGCGCCGCCCAACGGTAATCGATCGAGCGCGCGATGCTCTGGTGCGCCAGCGCACCGGCCAGAAACTGCACCGGCCCCAAGCTCAGCAGCACGCTGCCACTGGGCGGCGGATCGCCGGCCGATGCGTTGGCGCTGCCACTGGGCGGCGGATCGCCGGCCGATGCGTTGGCGCTGCCACTGGGCGGCGATGTGGCGAGCGTTGGCGACAATGTGGGCGCTGGCAGGTCAGGCGCTGGCGCTACCGGCGTTGCCCCCAGCGCGGTGCGGAATCGATCCACGCGCCCGCTCAACAGCGCGCCGGCCCAGCTTGGCACACCTGCCGCAGTCAGCGCAGCGGACATCGCCGACACCGGATCGCGCGGCATGCCGCGCGCGAGATTGATCAGGCTGCGCGTCTGCCGCGCGGCGCTGACCACCCGGCCGATATCCAGGCTCATGCCAGGTCACCCAGCGCGGCGCGACGGATGCGGCCGGCCTTGCGTTCGATCGCGGCGGCCACGCGCTCGGCCAGCGCCTCGGCATCCTCGCCGGCCTGCTGCGTGATCTGGATCGGGCCGATGGTGATCTGCATCGTGGCGGATGTTGGCGCTGACGTTGTTGCCGGCGCACCGCCTGCCGCAGCAACAACTGCGGCCGCCGCGCCTGCGCCCCGTGCGCCAACGCCCACGCCAGGCCCTGCACTGCCGGGGATATCCGGCGTCGCCGCTGTCGCCAACGCCAACGCCGCGCCCGCCACCAGTCTTGCAGTGCCCAGCATGCCTTGCTGCAACCCGAGCCCCAACATGTCGCCCAGGCCCATGAACACGCGGCTCGGCGACTTGATGCCGAGCACCGACTTGAACTGGTTGGCGATGCCGTCGCCGATGTTGGTCACGCCCGCCTTCAGACGATCCCAGCCCGCCGTGATGCCACCCAGCAAGCCGTCGATGATTTGTCCACCGATCGCGCCGAACTTGCTCGGCAGCGCTTTGAAGAAATCCATGATCGCGCCCCAGTTCTTGATGACGAAGCCCAGCGGCGTGAAGGAAAAGGCTTTCTTCGAGGCGGTCCAGATGGCGTTGAATGCGGGCTTCAGGCGCTCGCCGAGGTTGCCAAAGAAGCCCTTGATCGACCCCCAATTACGCACCACCAATCCCAGCGGCGTGAAGGAGAAGGCTTTCTTCGAGGCGTCGAATACGGTGCCGGCAACGGCCTTGATCCCGCCCCATGCCTTGCTCGCTGCGTTTTTTATGCCACCCCAGAACGCCTTCAGCGCCGGGCCGATCTTCGACCAGTTCTTCCAGATCAGGAACGCGGCGCCGGCAATCACGGTGACCGCAAGGCCGATGGGATTGAGCAGCAGCGCGCGGCCGAGGATCGCCACCCCCCTGCCAGCCATGGCAAGCCCCCGCGTTAGCGCGCCACCCAGTGCGGTGCCCAGGCGAATGGCCCCCGTACGCATCGCCGTGAACGATGTGACGGCCGCCGTGCGCATGGTGGCGATCAGGCGCAGCGTCCCGGCTCGGGCCACCGCAAGACCGCGCGTTAGCGCGCCGCCGAGCACCGAGCCAAGCCGCGATGCTGCCGAGATCGCGCCCGGCAGCGCGCCGCGCGCATACGCCCAGGTTGCCACGGTCAGCACCCGCAGCCGTGCGAATGCCGTGCCGAACTTCAGTCCCAAGATGGCGCTGTTCCACAGCCACGTAGCGGCGTTGGCCGCCAGCACGCCGACGGTCCACAACGCCGCTGCACCCACCACCACGCCAATGCCGGTGGCGACCACGGGAAAATCATCAAGCAGCCGGCCAACGGCAATGGTGATCGACACCAACGGCGGCAGCACGGTATTGAGTATCGGCACCAGCCCGGCGCCGAACGCCGTACCGAGCAGCCGCACGTTGTTCTGGAAAATCTCGGTCTTGCCCGATGCCGAGTCCAGAAAACGCTGGTAGCTCTTGTCGACAAGACCCTTCGAGCCTTCGGTCACGTCCTTTTGCGCGGCGCGCAGCTTGTCGAGTTGCTTGCCCAGCAACACCACACCCTTGACGCCTTCGTCCCCAAACGCTTTTTGTAATGCGGCGTTGGTGTCATCAGAGAGGCTCTCGAATCCGCCAATCGACTGGCTGAGGTTCTCCAGCGTGGTGGTGAAGTCGGTTCCTCCTTCGGCGTTCTTGGCGATCTGGAATCCCATTTCCTTGGATGCCTTGCCCAGCCCACGGAAGCTGGCGGACAGCGCAGTGCCGGCCGCGCCACCTTGCAGGCCGGCCGAGTTGAGCGCGCCGATCAGGGTCGCGCCTTGATCGAGCTCGACATTGAAGCGCGCCAATGTGGGCGATGCAGCCTTGAACGATTCGCCGAGCTGGCCGAAATCGCGGATCTGGAACTTGAACTGGGTCTTGGTCAGCAACTCGCCGATGCGGGTGATCTGCTCTTCCTGCGTGCCTTGCAGCGAAGAGCCCAGGTTGTTGAACACGGTGGCCATCACCTCGCCAACCTGCTCGGCCGTGCCATCGGTGACCTTGGCCACCTTGGCCACCAGGCCGGACGTGGAGCGCGCGAACGATGCCTCGAAGCCTGCCGAGTTGAGCGCGTACTCGATGTTCAGCACGTCGCCCTCGGATGTCAGGTTGGCCCGCGCGAACTCGATCGCACTGCGCCGCGATGCCTTGACCGCAGCATCAACATCACCAGCGTTCACCACAGTGGACAGGCGCACGGTGGCCCGCTCGACATCGAGCGCCTGGCCAATCGCTTTGCCGGCGGCGAACGCGACACCGGTGAGGCCAAGCAATTGCGTGCGCAATTGGCCGATACGGGCCCCGGCTTGATTGCGGCGCGACAGCACTGCGTCGAGCTGCTTCTGCTCCCTCTCGACCTTGTCGATGGCCGCGCCCAAGCGTACGTGCTCCTGCGCGGACTTTGCTGCATCCAGCCCGGCTTGCCGCATCGCTTGACCAGACCTCGTGGCAGCAACGCGCGCGGAGTTCAGCTTTGCCGACAACTCAGCAGCGGTCTTCTCGGTCTTTTCCAGATCCTTGGCCAGCGCCCGATTGTTGGGGTCTTTTTTCAGCGCCTTTTTGACCGCCATCACTTCGCGTTGCACCTTCTCCAGCGCAATGCGCGCCTTGCCGACAGCGGCTTCGTCGCGGTCGAACGCCTCGGTCAAGCCGCGCTGACTCTTGAATGATCGCATCGCGTCGCCTAGCTGGTTGACCCGCGATGTGGCACCATTGAACGCGCGATCATAGGTCGCGCCCAATACGGCACCGATGGTAACGCCAATGGCCAGGTTCGATGACATGCGTACTTCCTTCGGTCAGTGGATCGGCATTGCTCTGTTCGGATCGCTGTGGGGCTGGCTGGTGTTCGGCGAAGGCTTCGGCTGGATCGCCTCGATCCCTGCTGCGCTCATCGGTACATTGATCGCAATGGTGCCGGTTGTCTTGTTCGCCGCTGTCATCTGGCGACTGACCGAGGGCGTCATTGCGATCATTCGCGAGGGCAAACCGCCTTCGCCGCCGCCACCCACTCGGTAAGCTCCGCGCCATCCAGATCGAGCAATTCGCACAGCGCCCACCCGGTACGCGATGCGAGCCAGGCACACGCCCGGCGCGCATCGTCCGGCCTCAGGACAAAAAACCCTGAAGCACCTTTTGCGCGGCGGTGTAGTCGGCAAAGTCCAAGTCCTCGATCACGGTGGGCGCGACCTCGCACAGGTTGGCGACCATCCGCACCTCGCGTTCGGCCTGATTGCTGCCCTGCTTTTCGGCCAGCAACATGTCGCGCACCTTTGGCCGGCGAAACGACAGGGCTTTGATCTCCACGCCATCGGACGTTACCGGGTATGCCAGCGGTACTGCGGTGCGATCGCTCATTCCCGGCCTCCTTTGCGCCGTTTGCGTTCACCGTCATCGGGCTGCACATCGGCGGTTGGCGTCACCGAAGCATCGGGTTCGCCGGCTGGCGTTTCAGGTGGCGCTTCGGCTACTGGTGCGACAAACCCGCCATGCCGAAGGAACTCGGCCTGTTCGGCGGTCAGCTTGATGGTGGCGCCGGCATCGCAATGCAGGTGCTGATGCACGAATGCCTTGAGCACTCGATAGATTTTCGTGGCCATGGTCAGATCGCCAGGTGTTCGCGGGTCTTGGCCAACTGGTCGGTGCCGTTGACCACGGCCACGTAGTTGATCGGGTCGATTTCGTACACCACGGTGCCGTCGTCTTCGAGCTTGTAATAGCGCAGACTCATTTTGAGCTTGAGCGGCATTTCCTCGCCCGGCTTCCAGGTGTCCATATCCACCTCGGACAGCAGGCCGCGCATGGTGACTACCACGCCCTTCTTGGTGCCGTCGTCGGATACCTTGGCGCCACGCGCCACGAAGGCGAACAGCTCACCCGGCAGGATGCGCAGGGCGTTGAGCACGTCGCGATCGAACGCCAGCAGCGTGGCTTCGGCTTCGAGCTTTTCGAAGCGCCCCATGGGCACGTCGATCTCGGCTGCCATGCCGCCGGCCTTGTAGCCCTGCATCACCGGCTTGAGGGTGGGCAGCTTGAGCTCCTTGATGCGGCCGGCGTAACCACGGCCATCGACGAACAGGTTCAGGTCGTACAGGATGTCGGCAATCATTACAGAATCTCCTGCAGGTAGTCATTGGTGAGCTGCGAGCGGAAGGTGATGCGCTCGGCCGGTGCCGGCGGGGTGAACTCGAAGTTGAAGAACACCTTGCCGGCGGCGAGGCTGATTGGTGTGTTCAGGTCCGGATCGGCCCAGGCGCGGCCGCCGAGGATGGCGCCCTGCGCGGTGAGCTGGCGCATGAAGGCGTTGAGGCCATCGGTCACATCACTGACGTAGGTGCGGGTGAGGTTGCGATCCACCGCCCACAGGTGCGCGCGCAGCAGGCTTTCGTTGATGATGTCGGCGGTACGACGCACGCTCAGGAACGCCCACTTGGGATCGATGGTGGCGCTGCGGTTGCCCCACAGCCGGAAGCCGTTCTGGTGGATGATCGTGGCCACCTTCGCTTCGTTGAGCAGGTTGGCGCGCGCGTTGGCGTCGCCCAAGGCGAAGTCCACCGGCCGAGCGGTGCCAAGCACGCCGCGCAGTTCCTGGTTCGACGGGCTCCACCAGAAGCCGCGCTCGGAATCGGACTTGGCGATCAGGCCGGCCACGCGCGCGGACGCCGGTTCGACCGTTTCGGCGCCGCTCGCCGACAGCACCTTGACCCACGGATCAACCAGGAACAAGCGCGCGCTGCCGAAGGTGCCGGCGTAGGCAATCGCCGCAGCATCATCGGTGTTCGGGCCATCGGCGATAACCACTGCACGCAGACGATCGGCGACCGTCAACAGCGCGTTGGCCACCGCTGCGTTCTGGCTGAAGCCGTGCGCAACCAGCACGCGCGGCGTCACCTTTACCGTGCTCTCGGCGCCGAGGAACGCGCTGATGCCGGTGTACTGGCCAGTGCCAACATCGACGCCGCCGATCACGTTGGCCTGCGTCGCGGCGGCGTCGAGGCCTTCGGCCACGCGCACCACCACCACCAGCGCGCCGGTCTGGTCGAACACGCCGCGCAGTGCCGCCGGCAAGGTACCGGCCAGTCCCAACTGCGCCGCCTCGCGCAAGCTGCCCGCAATCAGCACCGGGGTGTTCAGCGGGAATGCGGCCTTGGCGGCATCCCAGTCGGTCTGGGTCGCGAAGCTGGCCGGCAACGCAACGGCATCCAGATCGGGCGCGGTGCCGACCAGTCCGATGACGCTGGAGCGGGCGACGGCAATGGGGCGTGCGCCGTTGTCGATCTCGACAACTTCAACGCCATGCAAAAAATCGGTGGGCATTTCAGGCTCCTTCAGTGTGTGGTCAAACGGTGCGCGGTGGCGCGGTTGTCAGTTACAGCAATTTTCAGTCTCATTGCGGTGCCCCGGTGAGCGCGCCGCCGGCCTGCACGCCGCCGTGTTTGTGGGTCTTGAGGCTGATGCCATCGGCGGTAACATCGCCGGTGACGGTGACGCCATCGCCGACGCTCAGGTGGCCGGTGATCTCCACTTGCTCGGCAGCGATCTCCACGCGCGGGGCTTGCACGCGCACGGTGCCGCTGGCGATCACGGTCAGCGCGCCGGTGCTGCGATCCACGGCGACGGAGACCGCAGTGCCGAACCGCCACGCGGCGATGTCGGGCGAGGTTTCCGGCGGCGGCACGGCGTCGCTGTACGCGGCGGGCAACACCACGGCCAGCGCCGGGTCGCCATCCGGGGCCAGCACCAGCACCGCTTCGCCGACCTCCGGCGCCCACCAATCGACATCGCCGCCAGCGCGGCGGGTGAGCCACGGCAGCCAGCCGGTGAGGTAGCCATCGCACTGCACCCGCACCAACGCCTGGGCGTAGTCGGCCTGCTCGATCTGCCCGTAGCGCAGCAGGTTGGCGAGGCGGCGCGCCAGTTCGGTGATGTCGATCGGGTTCATTCGACCTGCTCGTAGTCATCAACGTGTGGTGGGCCGATGTCGGGCGACGTGCCCAGCCAGATTTCAGTGGGCGTGATGCCGGCCGGCTCCAACGCGCCGAGTTGCAACTCAATGCCGAACTCGACCAGCCACAGGCGGTAGCCGTCCAGCTCGGGGCGAAAATCGGCATCGCCAGCACGCAGCTGCCGCAGGTGGCCGTGCCCTGGCAACGGGCGCGGCGCAGCATGCAAGGCGAGGATCACCCGCGCCGCCAGCTCGCGGCAGGCCAGCTCGGCGCGCGGCGTGTTCGGATCAACGATGCAGTACGCCTCGAAACGGGCATCGGCAGACACCCGTCCATCGCCGGGGTTGCCAAGCGGCTCCAACTCGGTGAGCTGCAGGTACACCGCCGGCATGCGCACGGCGCGCTGCGCCTGCGGCGGCGGATCGGCCGACACCGTGGGCACGTCGGGCATGGCAGCGCGCAGCAGTGCGGCAATCGCATCGATGGCTTCGGTCAGGGTCATCGCTTGCCGCTCCGAGATAGCTCGAAGTTCAGCTCCTGCCGCAGCAGGGTGAGCAGGCGTTCTTCGGCGCGCGCCGCCACGGCGCGGATTGCGCGCGCGCCGGCTTCGTCAATTTCAACCTTGACCAGGCTGATCGGAAATCGATCAGCCGACGGCCGCGTGTATATCCCACCACCGTACTTCTTGATGATGAAGGCCTTGTCGAAGAAGTGCTGGCCAATGCGTACGCCGCGCGGACCCTGCCGCGCCTGCCCCAAGCGCGCGGCAGCGACGGAGTTCAGGCCAAGCCAGATTTTTTGCTCGGTACCATCGCCTTTGCGGAACAAGCGCAGGCGCTGGCGAATGAAGCGCTGCTGCACCCGCAGCTCGGCGCCGGTGACCTTCGCTGCCTGGCCGCCGGTCCACTTGGCCGCCTTGCGCACGGCACGCTCAGCGGCGCGCTTGGCCGCACGCTTGCTGATCTGGAACGCGCCGAGCAGTTGATCGAGCTCTTTGCGGTCGATGCCCATCTGCATGCTGATCACGGCATCACCTCTCGCAGCACCAGCGCGGTCAGGCCGGTGCCATCGGGCTCCACCGAGACCACGGTGTAGGTACGGCCATCATGGGCAACCGTGCTGCCCTGCCCTGCCGCGCCCAGATCACCGTCGCGGATGACCAGGTGCGGCTCAACGATGCCGGTGCCCATCCCGCCCATTTGCGGTTGCAGCCAGGGCGCGTTGAACATGCCGATCACCGCGACGCCATCGAGCATCGCGGTGTCGCCAAGGCCCTCGAACACGGCGTCGTCGGCATCGGCAAGCATGGCTCGGAAGTCGCTCACGGTTACGCAGATACCGTCGCGTTGCCGGGGTTGAGCTTGGCCAGCACCGTGGCCACACCGTTGCCGGCACCTGCGATGGCGGTCGCGGCGCCGAGCAAGTCGCCAGCCGCTGGCGCGGCGATGATGAACTGCCCGGCGGATACATCCCAGGTCAGTGCGGCGCCCGGGGTGATGACCGCGCCGGGCAGCTTGGGCAATTCCCAAACGCCTTCGATCGCCGCCTCACCGCTGCCGCCGTTGGCGAGCGCGGTGAGCGACACGCCGAGCAGCGTGCCGATGACGACCGCTTGCCCGGAGGCAATTGCGCCGGTGGCGGTGAAGGTGATGTGCTCACCGGGGCTGTGATAGTTCTTGGCCATGTCGATTCAATCCTCTGTTTGTTTCGATCCGCGCCGGCTCCCATGAGAGCCGGCGACAAGTGCCTGCGCTTACGCGCCGGCGTTCTTGACGATGCCCTTGCTGCCGACGGCGGCAACACCGTAGCGATGCACCACCTTCCAGGCCAGGCCGTCGGTGCGGAAGCTCTTTTCCTGCTCCAGCGTCGGGGTCTGCACGCCGTCGAGGAAGGCGACTTCGAACACCGGCTCGATGTTCTTGTCGGCCACCATGTACCAGGCCGGGCCCAACAGGCGCGGAGTGTCGATGACATCGCCGAACAGGCCTCGCACGGTGTTCGGTCGCTTCTGCGACTTCTGCGCCTCGTCGTTGAACTCCATGGCGTTGATCTCGCGGGCCAAGCCACCGAGCGCCAACGGCCCAAGCCAAATCTGCGGCAGGATGTCGAGGAAGTCGTAGCCGCCCGGGTCCTTTTGGCTGCCCATCTGCTGACGGATGGCGTCGATCAAGGCGACCGATGGCGCACCGGCGTTGGCGGCGATATTGCCGTGCGCGGCATGGAACAGCGGGTTGCCATCGTTCATGGCCGGGCCGGCGCCGCCGTTGAGCGCAAACAGGGCATACACATCATTCTCGATGGTGCGGCCCGCTGCCTGACCCAATGCCTGCGTCGGCCGGGTGAACGCGCCCAGATCGTCGTTGACCAATACCTCGGGGGTGATCTGCAGGATGCGGCCCTTGCGCTTGCCCTGGATGGTTTCCTTCGCACCATCGGACATCACGCCGGTTTCGTACTCACCCGCTTCGTTGACCTCTTTGAGATCGGTGAACGAACCCAGGTGGTAGCGGTTGTGCGGCCGGTAATCGGCCAGCGTGCCGGTGGCGCAGAAGCGCTGCCAGGTGAACGCCTGCAGGCGGTAAGCGTTGAGCAGCATCTTGTGCAGGGTGTTTTCGAGCAATACAGGGAAATCGCTGGTGGTCTGCACCGAGAGCACACGCGCGGCGATCTGGTCGCGGCTCATGCTGCGGGTGTTCACGCCCGCGCGGATCAGTGATTCCTCGGCCAGCGCGACCAGGCTGAGGCGTGCGGCCGGGTTGCCCTGCCGGGCTTCGTCGGCCGCCTGCCCGGTGAGCACACCGGCGCGGGCGAGTACGCCCTGCACAGTGCGGGCGATGCGCTTGTCGGATTCGTCTGCGACGACCTCCACGCGCGCCGCGTCGCCGAGCGGACTGGCGCCTGTGCCCACGCGCGCGAGCAGGCGCGCCTGTGCTTGTTCGATGGTCAGCGCGGCGTTGGCCAGGCAATCGGCCTCCAACTCGGGTACGCCGGCGATGTCGCGGAACTGGGCGAACACATCGCGCATGGCGGTGTTGCGCTGGTTGAGCGACGCCAGGATGGTTTCGCGCGATTCGGCGATGGCGGGCGCAGCGGGCTGAGCAGCAGCGGCGGCTACGGCGGGCGGAACCGGCGCGGCACCACCACCTGCGTTCGCCAGAATCAGATGGCATTGTTGGTTCATTTGCGGATCCTCGATATAGGCCAGCACGGCCCGTTGATGGCCCTCGCGGAGCGAGGCGAAAGCAGCCGGCGTGGTCGCCGACTGGATGCAGCGATGCAACGTGGCGCGGACACGCCCCGTTGCGTGCGCGATGGCGGTGACGTAAGACATCAGCGCGGCAGTGGTTGCGGCGGTGCCGGCTGGCGCGGCCGCATCGGTAGCGATGACCTCATCGATGAGGCCAAATTCGGCGGCCTCGGCGGCGGTGAAATAGTGGTCTTCACCATCGGTCAGCATCTGCTGGATATCGCTCGCCCGCTCGCTCGCGCGCGCGGCGTAGCTGACCTGCATGGCGGCAGCGAACGCATCGAGCGTTTCGGCGTGGGCGCGCATCGCGGCGGCATTGCCGAACACGCCGCCGCTCGGCGCGTGGATCATCATCAGGGTATTGGCGTGCATGGACACCGTGTCGCCGGCCATGGCAATCAGGCTGGCAATGCTGGCGGCGATGCCGTCGATTACCACTGCGATCTTGCTGGGGTGTTTCTTGAGGGCGTTGTAAATCGCCAGGCCATCGGTGACAACGCCGCCATCGGAGTTGATGCGCACGGTAATCTCATCGGCGGTGATGCCGGCGATCTGATTGACGATGTCGCGCGCAGTGATGCCGTCGCCCCAGAAGAAATCGCCGATCGGGCCGTAGATCATCAACTCGGCGGTGCCGCTGCCGGCGTGCAGCGCGATGACCGATTTACCCTTGGCGTCCGGCGCGATCCGCGCCAGATCATCGTTGGTGAGCGCGAAGGTGGCCGCAATGGCCAGCGGGAGAGTTTTCATGGGGTGTTGTCCTGATTGACGGCGGCCGGCGGGATGCCGGCCACGTCGGCTTGGGCGATACCGGTTGCGCTGACCAGCGCCGGATCGGTATCCAGCACCAGGCCGTTGTCTGTCGCCCAGCGCCGTTCAAGGGCGATCTGCTCGTAGGTGTCGTACATGCGCCCGCCGCGCTCGGCGATGACCGACGAGGCCGAGCGGAAACCCGCGCGCACCATCGTGCGCAGGCCAACGGCTTCCTTCACCGGGTCGATCCACGGCATCGGTGGCGGCAGATAATCGGCGCCGACCGCGCTGGCCAGCGAGACGCCACGCGGCAGCACCAGTTCACCGGACACCACCGCCATGGCCACGAACCGCTCGTAGATCGGCCGCAACATCTGCGACACGAATTCGTAGGCAAGCACGCCATAAGCGCCGTATTGCTCCACCAGCTCCTGCCGCTGCGCCGAGTAAGTGCCGTTGTAGTTCTTGGCCAGCGTGCTGAAGCTGATCCGCATGGGCGCTGCAATTGCGCGCAACTGGCCGTTTCGGTAGGTTTCCAGATTCGGGTTCGGGCGCTTGCTGTCGATGGTGGACACCGACTCGCCGGGGCGCAGATCATCAAACACCATGCCCGGCTGCATGCGCATCTGGCGTGGCTGGTTGCCGGTGCCGGGCAGCGATTCGTAGGATGCTGGGTCGCCCTTGATAATCATCGCGGCGAAGCTCGCGGCGATCTTGGCCGCGATCCGCTCGCTTTCTTCGTAGTCTTTCAGGTCTTCGATGCGCGCGAAGGTGCTCGCCAGGATGCTGATGCCGCGCACCTGGCCGATGCGATCGACGGTGCGCAGGTGTCGAATCAGGTCGGCCGGCACGCGCGTGGAATCGGGCATGAACACGTCCGGGTCGCCCGGATGCCGGCGGTACACATGGAAGGCAACCGGGCGGCCCCAGGCATTACGCTCCACCCCTTGCAGGATGCGCCGGGCGGCGTCATCCAGATCGAGCGGAACCAGGTCTGGCTCCAACAACTCCAGGGAGAACGGCACACTGGAACCATGTTCGAGAAACGGAATAGGCCCGCGCAGCTCTTGCGCGAATGCCTCGCCATCGCGCAACCATGTGCGCGCCAACAGGCGCTGGGCACTGGCCCAGTCGTGCATCCACGTCACTTCCGGCCGTTTCGACCACGCGACATAGAGCGGCATGATCTGATCGACCACCGATTCGACCACGTTGCCCTCGGCATCGCGCGGCGTGGGCACCACATTGACGCCGGTGGCACCGATGATGTTCTGCACCACCGACGACAGCCCGCCGCTGATGATGTCGTGGTTACGGTCGAGGTGGCGCGCCTGGTTGCGCAGCGCCGCACCGGTCAGCGCGACAACGGCATTGCCGCTACCGAAATCGCGCGACTGGCGGCGCAGGTGCGTGGCCTCTGCTGCTTCGTATGCCTGCCGGTAGGCCGCAGTCCGTACGCGGTCCCGGGCGCGGGCCGCAGCCCAGCCTGGCGATACCCGTTCGATCAGTGCCTCGACGCGTCCGAGCTTCATCGGCCGCACCCGCTGAAATCGGCAATCGCAATCCCCGGCGTTCCGCCGGCTGCGCGAGTGGCTTCGGCGGCAGCCCGACCCATCCACTTGTCCAGCTCGCTGCTCACCCATGCGGCATCGGCGCGGGTGAGTTCGCGCTCGCCAAAGCGCACCCGCTGCCCAGCCAGCACCTTGGTGTAGGCGGCTTGCAGCAGTGTTACTTGGTCGGTGGCGAAGGACATGGATGCAATGATCCACATCCGGGTGCGCTCAGTCTCGGGGAACGGGACGCACCCCTACGCGCCCGCCAATCCCTCGGCAGTGGCGCCATCCAGCAAGCGATACAGCGTCCGCCGCCCCACCCGGTGCTTGCGGCAGATCGCCCGCACCGACATGCCGCCGCGCAGATCCACCCGTATCGCATCCACCGGGTAATGCACGCACGCCGGGATGTACAAGTCCTGACCCGGGTATTCGTCCACCAGGTACGCCACCACGGCCGCAATGGTCGGCCGGATCGCATCACCATCGGCGCGCATGTGCATGGCGGCGCCGATGGTGAGTTCGTCGACCAGCTCATCGATCCGCGCCCGCGCGCGTGTGGTGTTGCGGCTCACAGGCGCTTGCTCCAGTTCGATGAGGCGAGCGGCGCGGCCTGATGTTTGGCTGGCGCGGGTTGCGGTTTGTTCGCTTGCGGTTGCGACGGCGATGCGTCCAGGGTACCGGCGCGTAGCGCCGCCTCGCGGAGGTCCCAATCGGCTTTGGTCCAGCGGTGCAATCGCAGTTCGGGGTGATGGGTGGCGGCGTACGAATATACCCAGCAATCCAAGGGTTCATTGCGCGGCGCGCCGCGCCGCTTTTCGAATCGGTTGCGCGCGGGGTTGTAGGTCTCGGCAGTCAGCCCGCCGAAGTAGCCGGCATCGAGATCGTTGCTGAAGCGCACCAGGCGCGATTCCGTGGCCTTATCGGCGTCGGTGCTCAGCCGGCTGTACAGCAAGTGCTTGATCGCCACCGTGCCGACCGCGTGGATATGCACGCCGCGCTTGTCCAGTTGGCCGCGAAAATTGATGTCCTGCAGCTTGCCCTTGCCCAGCACCGGCGCGTTGTTCGGCACGGCGCCGTGGATCGCCAGCATCCGCCGCACCAGCCGTTGCCGGACGTATGCCTTGACCGCCTCGGTGCGGTGCCCGCCGATGTCGATCGCCGCGGCTTCGACCTGCATCACGCCACCATCGCAACGCTCGATCGGGCGCAGCAGCAGGTCGGTCAAGCCGGCCCAGACGGCATCATCGGCCGGATCGCCTGGCAACTCCACGTAATCAATGGTCCAACTGGTCAACCCACGCCCCCAGCCGGTGATGTGTACGGCCAGCCGGTTGTCCTGGGTATCGATGCCTGCGGTGATCGCCAGCACCCAAGCCGGCGCCGGGCGCATCGGCAGCGGCTCGGCGCGGTCGGCAATCAGGTTGTGCTTGACCGCGCGCATGGCCGGGTCTTCCCACGGCTCGGCGAGGCGATCATTGATGAACGTCTTGAGCTTGGCCGGGTCGTTTTGCGCGCCGATCCACATGCGCGCAAGGTCACGCCAGCGCGGGCCGAGGCCGATCGGGTAGTACAGGCCATTGAGGTGGTAGCCGCGCCGAATGCCGCCGCGCTCGGGGTGCTCGGGCACCCATTCGCCGGATGCCAGCATTACCGGCTTGTGGTGCTCATCGATGACGGCCCCGCATTCGCGGCAGGCATACCAGGCTTCGCTGGCATCCGCCGACCAGTGCAGGCCTGCCCATTCCAGCGCCTGCCGGTGGCCGCAATGCGGGCACGGGACGTGGTAGCTACGCATGTCACTGCCCAACCACAGCGCCTCGATGCGCGAGACACCCTGAGTTTGCGGTGTGGAAATGTACAAGCGCTTGTACGTGGCCGGAAACGCCGACGTACGCCCTTCCAGCAGGGAAATCGGATCGTCGCCGCCAATCAACGCAGCGGCGAATTCGTCCACTTCGTCCACGATCAGCACTTTGACCGTGGTTGACTTCAGGCGCTGCGGGCTGCCGGCATGCTCCAGATGCAACTGTCCGCCGCGGAAGTCCTTGAACTCGCGGCGGTTGGCACCGTCGCGCGTGGCGGTGGTGGTCAGTGCCCGCTGCACGGCCGGCGTTTCTTCGATCAGCGGCCCGAGTTTCTGCGCAATCCACTTGCTCAGCGCCACTTCGCCCGGCAGCGCGACCATGATTGGCGCCGGCGCGTGGTCCATGACGTAGCCCACCGCATTCAGTGCCAGCTCCGACTTGGCGCTCTGGATCGGGAACATCAGCGCAAGCTCGCGTACTGGCGAGCGCACCGACATGCAATCCATTGGCTCGCGCAGATAGGGCACCCGCGCGGTGCGCCAGCGGCCGGGCTCGGGTGATTGCTTGCTGGACAGCACCCGCTCAGCATCGGCCCATTGCGAAACCGTCAGTGGCCGCCGCGGCGCAATGGCGCGTGCCGACGCCTGCGCGACCGTGGCAATTGCCGCACCGAGGTTCACGGCGTCACATCCAGTGCGCCCAGCCGACGGCTAAGTTCGGCCAGTTGCAGTTCCACCGCCTCGGCAATCAGTGCCCGGCACCGCCCTTCATCGGCTTCGGCCGCCAGTTGCGGCCCAAGCGTATCGGCCAATGCCTCCAGGCCGGCGCGCGCGATCGCAAACGCCCCAGCGCACACCGCCACCACATCGGCGGTGCGCAGCAACTTGCCTTCGTTCTCGGCATGTTCGCGCTCGGCGCTCAGCGCGGCAGCGCGCTCGCGGCGCTCGCGCCAATACTGGTAGCCGAGCGTGGGTGCTTCGGGTTCGCTACCGCCGTCAACCGCCGCAGCGGCGCTATCGGGCGGCGGCAGCGCGTTCTGCGGTTGGCCCGGCGCTGCTCCCCTCCTCGCCTCCCGTTGCGCGGCGTGGCGTTCGGCGACGGCGCGCTTGCCGGGGTCGCGAGTGGCTTCGATGCGCGCGATCGACTCGGCCACCTGCACTGCCCCATCATCTGCCAGCACCAGCCGGCCATCGCGCTTGAGCGCGGTGACGTAGCTGCGCCGGTAGCCGAGCAGGCGGGCGAACTCGGCTTGCGTGCAGGTTTGCGGTAACCCGTCGGTCATCCGTTGGCCTCGCGGTAGGTTTGCACGGCCGCATGAAACACGCTGATCTGCTCACCCAGCCAGTCGGTTTCGGTGCGATCGACGGGCGGGATGATGTCGCCCAGGTACAGCACGCCATGTGGCCCGAGCACTTGCGAGCCGGCCTGGTAGCGCTTGCGGGCACTGGCCACGCCGTAGCGGCGCTGCAGGGCGTTGATGAAGTGCTGCTGCGCGGCGATGCGGGCGCCGTTGGCGCTGCACCAGCGCTGATAGAGGTCGTAAACGCTGGTGCTTAGCGCCGGGCGCGCGCTGACGCCGGGGATGTCGCCGGCGGTGAGCGCGGTGTAGAACCAGGCAATGGAGTCATCGTAGGCCAGCGCTGCGTCCGCGCCAGCCGGGTCGGCCGCAACCTCGACGCCCAGCTCATCGGTCCAGTCCACGCCGGTGTGGCGCTGCGCGCAGGCAAAGGCAGCGCGCATGGCGCGGGCCGGGGCCATGCGGGTTTTCTGCGCGGTGCGCAAGGCGGCGGCGAAGATGCGCCCGGCGCTAACCAGCACATCGGCGCGGTGGTTCGGCGGCGCGGGGATGGGTTGCGGCGTGGAGGCGGCGCCGGTGACCAGGGCATCGTAGGCGCGGATGACGTGCAGGTGGAACTTGGCGCTGATCCACATGGCGTAGGCGTAGACCAGTTCTTTGACGGCGTAGGTGCCGTTTCCGAATCCGTCGTTCACCGTGGACAGGGGGGCCTCCTCAGATGTGAGGAGGCCCCCCGCACTTTTCTCGGTGTTTTCGATCTCCGCGATCAGTTCGGCGGTCTGATCGAGTCGCAACCAGTTCGCCGGCTGGTGCCGCTTGGCACCGCCACTGGCTTGGTGCAAGTCATTGAGGCAGTAGCGCCCGGTCGGATCGCGGCGAATCTGGGTATTGGCGATGATCAGGGCATTCACAGGGCACCTCCACGGGTTTCTTCGGCAATGATTTCGGCGCAGCGGGCGAGCAGAAAGCCCACCATGTCGTCCACCTCGGCGGGGCTGATCCCGTCGCGCAGCAGGCAATCGCGGAAATCGCGTTCGGCCAGTGCGAGGCCGTGATCTAACGGGTCGCGCTCGGCCGCGGCCGGCAGCACGCGGCGGGAGCGCTGGGATGGGAAGGCAATGACGTTGCTGGGCCGCGCGTTGGCGGCAAGGGTGCGGGTGCTCATGGCGATGGTCTCCAACTGGTCTGTGGAGTCCGCCACCGCGACGCCAATCGCGGAGACGGACGACGCGGGGTTGGCGTACCGGCAGTTGGCACCGGCGAGCCTTGCGGCTCCCCCGCGCCGCCCGCCATAGACCGGCGAGTGACGCAACGCAGGGCCCAGTGCCGATGCACCGGGCGTGAAAAAAGCGCCGGCATCGGACGATGGGCGCTTGCGCGCCAACGTGCTCGGGACGCCAATCCCGGCTGCCCGATTGAGGGCAGCGGGGCCAGCGTACACCCGTGCCGCAGGGCGAGGCAAGCACCGCAGTACCGCGTTAGTCTCGCCGTCGGCGGACAGTCTGCTGCCGGCCCAGCGCTGAAACGCCGGGCTGCGCATTGCGGCAAGCGTGGCCTGTGTGTTGCTCATACAACCTCCTTCAGCCAGGTGGAACCCGTGGGGTGCATCACAACCACCCCTTTTTTCGCGAAACGCGAAGGTGAGTAAGACGCACACGCGAATGTGCAGCGGTGCGGGTAGGTGTGCGGGCAGCGATTGCGGGCACGGAACCGCGCTGCATATGGGCTGTGCGGGCAGTGCGGGCTGCGCAAGGATTGCAGGCGGGGCGGGCGCGTTTTGTAGTATCGGATTCACGGACGCTACGCGCGCATGTGTGCGCGGTAGGCCGCAAACCCGTGAGAGCGCGCAACAGCGCCATTTGAGCCCGCACAGGCAGCCCGCACCGCAGCCCGCACTGACGCACAGATGTTGGTGCAGCGATCATTTATTGGCCTCGCGGTAGTCCTGCACGGCTGCTTGGAAGGCGCTAATCTGTTCGCCCAGCCAGGCGGTCTCGGTGGTGTCGGGCGGCGGTTCGTTCGCGCCCAGGTACAGCACGCCATGTGGCCCCAAGATGCGCGAGCCGGCCTGGTAGCGCTTGCGGGCGTTGACGACGCGGTGATGCCGCTGCCAGGCGTTGATGAGCCGCTGTTGCGGCGCAGCGCGGTTGCCGGTGTGGTTGCACCACAGTCGGTACAGTTCGTAAACGCTGCTGCTGAGCGCGGGACACGGCGTAACGCCGGGGATGTCGCCGGAGATGAGCGCGTAGTAGAACCGCGCGGTGCTGTCGAGCGAGAGGCTGATCAGTTCGGATTTTGCTGACGTGACCGGCGGGGCTTGCCCGTTGCCAAACTCGCCCAGATC